ATAAGTTTACTAAACAACAATTAATCGATATTTTAAGTGGTTAATTATAAAATTTTAAGATACATTTACATCTTAAAATTTAACGTATTGGTTTGTCGTTTACTTTCCAGTTATTTGTTAAGGGGTTAAATCTATATAGATTTAAAGGTATTTAAAATCTTTTTCGTACTTGACAACTCATATGAAAGGTACGAAATTCCAACCTAGCTGGAAGAAAATTTCCCCCATAATTTCATCATGAAAAGTTTTCCTATCCAATGTTTTCAAAATTGTAAAATCTTCTTTATTACAAGGATATTTAGCCTTCAAAAGAAGCTGATAAAGCACGTATTGGGTATTTATAAAGTTTTTCCTATCAATATGTTTGTAATGTTTGTCATAATATTCTGTAAGTGTATCAAAGTCTTCCAATAATTTATCTTCTAAATGGCTAATATCATCTGGTTTTTTACCTGTCATGTTATAATGAATCAAATTTACATTTTCGTAATGCTTGCTATAATTTAGCTCTTTCAAGAATATATTTATGTGTTCTTTCAAAATATTTTGAAAACGAATATGTTTAGGTGTATTTTTATCCCCAACTAATAAATGATGCAATTCAAACTGTTCCTCTAACTCATCATACACCGTTTGTTGTATAGTTGAATTTTGCTTACCTTGATACTGGTTAATAGAATCTCTAAAATGGATCCTTCTATCGTAGATATATTTAGATGAAATATTAACTCTGTCTATATCTTTATATGAAGATATATTTTTCATTAATATTTGCTGTGCAGAACAGTTAACGCATACATGGACGTTGTTTTCTATTATATCAAACTCTTTGTGTTTACAATTCTTACATACTATTTTATCCTTGGATTTTTTACTTATATCAATAATAACATATTTACTTGCTATTTCAAGATATTTATTTATTATTTCTTCTTTTTCTTTATTATTTTTAGTGCTTTTACCCATAAAACTCAGCTTCATTGGAGAATTTAATATTTCCTTATATTTCTCAAGCAATTCAGCTGTTTCTGTTATATAAAAATTCCAAGAAACATTATTTTCGATATCATTAATATGGTTCGTTAAGTTAATCTTTGATTTTAGTAAAGCTTCTTTTATACGAGGTTTTAATTTTTTTAGTTCTAAACTTTTATCTATATTTTCTAACTGCAATTTGTATTCTTGTAATTTATTTTTTTCATATTCAAAATTTTCAGAAATTTGTGTGTTAATTGTAAGTATATTCAATTCTGATGACATTAATCTTTACAAATAATTTTATCTGTTTAAAATAAAATTAAAAAAAATATTTTAAATTGAATATTTTTTTTAAATTCTTACAATTTCAAAAAAGATGTTACAATCAAGGATAAGTAAACTATTTTATTATTTATCGGATTTACATATTGAAAAAGGGTACAAACGAATATTTAGTATAAACAAAAATTTTAAAGACAGACCTTATTTAATATTATTGGGTGATATTGGGTATGTAAATGAAAACCCGTATAAAGAATTTCTGTACGGAATGTCAGGTAGATTTGATAAGGTATTTGTACTTGCCGGCAATCATGAATATGATAATAGAAACTCAGTTAATGAAGTTAACTCGGAAATAGAAAATATATGTCTTGGAAGAAATAACTTGATTTTTTTACAACAAAAAACTTTTAAATTACCCGAAGAAGATAATGTTATATTGACCGGATGTACGTTATGGAGTTCTTTTCCAAAATCTAAACGTGAATATCATATAAGTGATAAAGAATGGTTATACAACACAATAGAAAATAATCCGAATAATAATTATGTAGTAGCAACACATCATTGTCCTTTGTTCGAGTGTTTAAAAACACGAAATCATTTAACAGAAAATTATTTTGCGTCTGATCAGAGTAAAATAGTTAAAAAAAACAATTTGTTATTTTGGATACATGGTCATAGTCATATAAATAGAGATATAAAAGTACATAATAAGTGGATTGTCAGTAACCAATATGGAAACTATGAACAGCCATCAAACGGTTTTAATCAGTATAAATAACATTTTTATTTTAAAATTGATATTTTAAAATAAAAAGAGTAAATAAATATTAGAAATGTCAAGAGAAAATGAAGATTATGATGATATGCCTGATCTTGTATCTGATGGGTATATAAACGAATACATGGATGAAATTCTAGATTCTTTATCTAGAGAATACATATCCTCAAGATATAGTAATTTGGCAACAAGATTACGTGTTAATCTAAGAAATAATTTAGATAGAGGCAATTATTACGATGAATTTATAAATAATAATTTAACCGACTTTGTAAGCGGTGTATTTAATATGGTAAGTACTATTGAACCTCTAAATGTGTACGATGATGTTTTAGAAAGAGTATTACAAGAAAGCTTAGAAACACATAATCAATTAGTAAGGACAAATGATTGTGTAAATTTTAAAAAGTTAAAATATTGCAATATTGATTCATCTAACTTAGATACAAGTTGTAGTATATGTTTGGTAGATTTTGAAGATGAATCAGATATATCATTAACTGAATGTAGTCATATATTTCATATGGATTGTATAACAGAATGGAGTAGATATAAAAAAGATTGTCCTGTATGTCGTAAAGATTTAAAAAATAAATTAGAAAAAAAAGAGTTATAAATAAATGTTCAGTTTAACAAAATTATGGGATGAAAATGGGTTTGAGATATTATTAGGACTTTGTCTCGCAATTATATTAATTTATGGTTTTTATCGTATAATAACAAACCAAAAAGGTAGTTGGAGTAATTCTTATTCCACTTATACAGCAAAAGATATTGATAATTTATCTTTTGGTAATAAAAATCGTAACTATGTTAATACAAACAGAAATGTACCAAAAGAAAGTAAAGGTGAAATAGAATGCAAAAGAGTTCTAGAAAAAATATTTAGTAGACCATTTAATAAAATAAGACCGTCTTTCTTAAATAATAAGATTACTGGTGGTAGTTATAACCTTGAAATAGATTGTTATAATGATGAATTAAAACTAGGAGTTGAATATTCTGGAAGACAACATTATGATTATATACCTTATTTTCACAAGAATAAGGAAGCATTTTATAACCAAAAATATCGTGACGAACTTAAAAGACATATGTGTAAAGACAATGGGGTTATATTAATCGAAGTGCCTTATACTGTAAAAATAGAAGACATAGAAAATTTTTTGAGGAAAGAATTGTCTAAAACATATTTTTAACTAAGTTTAAACCTTATTACGTGTTAATTTATAAAATTAAAAAATCTTTTATAAATAAAAGATGTCGGATATAATCTCAAAATATTATATTTATAATTCTACAAATAATTATGCCGGTTTAATTAGCTATGAACAAGATTTACAGAATAAATTAGACAATGGATGGATAGTAACTGGTGAATTTTATGCAATAAATCCATATTTAAAACCTATACCAGATGGTATGAAAGTTTTTAGTTTAGAAATTAAAAATTATTATCCATTTGATATAACAAGTTATAAGTTACTTTACGATATTTACGAAGTTGATAATTTTAAAGATCAGTATCACGTTAATTTTATAACTTATAACAGACCTGTTTTAAAATCTGTACCCTTATATTTTTACCAACTAAATAACAGTATTTTACCAAGTTTCAAAAATGTTCCTCCAAACTCAAGTTATACACTTGCTAGTGGTGTAAATCCAATTTTTGTTTTAAAAGAAAGCAATCCTAAATTTTTTTGTGATAATGGTAGATGTATTCCAGGTCCTATGCCATTGCATCATTTTCATCCAAATATGCAATATGATGACAACTTAACATTTAAAGATTGTTTAAATAAATGCCGAAATCAAGGTACAGGAATATTAGAAATAATAGATAAAATGAGTGTTAAAAACAGTAATAATCATGCCTTAGATTTGAATAATACAACTAATTTTTTACGAAATTATTTAATATTTATAGGCGTAATATTTATAAGTATAATACTATTTTTACTTTATAAGAAATGAATTTTTGGAAAAATGAGTTAAAAAAAATTTCTAGAGAGACAATTACTTTAATAAACTCTTTAGAAATACCTGAGAATCCATGTATAATTTTTAGTCTTGATAACACTATTATTCATGAAAATGGGGAATTAATATATGGCGTAGTAGATATTTACAAACATGCTTTTGAAAATAAAATAAAAATTTTTATTATAACTGAAAAAGATGGTTCGAATCAAAAAGTCATA